GAATATCCAGCAGCAATCATTATTACCGATACGGCTGCCCATACAGGCAGATTTGGTAAGGTGCATTGTCTGACAGACGCAGAGGCAACTTTTGTTGCTGAAAACATAACAGAAAATGGTTCTGCAACTATCAACGGCATCACAATGAAGGCATCATCTGAGGTCTGTGGAGTAATAACAAGTATCACTCTTGCAAGTGGTCAAGTCATTGCTTATAGATTATGAGTCTTGCTAATGCACTAAAAAAAGCCGCCAGTGCTTCACTTAAGAAGCTTGGTGGTGATGTGACTATCAGACAAGTAACAGCAGGGGCATACAATACCACTACTGGAGCTATTTCAGAATCTACATCTGATACAACTATCAAAGGTGCATTGAGCAATGTTTCAAGAAATCAAGTCAATGATTTGATTGAGTCACAAGATAAATTGCTTACTATATCTGCTGGTGATCTTACATTTGTCCCTACAACAAAAGACAGGGTAGTTATTAGTAGTGTTGAATTTAAAATTATTCAAGTTGTGATAAATGAGCAAAATAATACACCTGTAAGTTTTGATCTTATTTTGAGGTAAAGATGGCGAGACAAATAAAAGTTTCTGAGATTGATGATTTTTTTGAGGAACTTGTTGTTGATCTTGTTGCTGCTACAACTTTGGAGTGGACAAGAAGAGTAAAAAAAGCTACACCAGTTAGAGTTGTTTATAAGGGTGAACCAAAGGGAGGTGGTCAGTTAAGAGCAGCTTGGCAGACAGAAATAAAAAAATTTGAAGGGACTGTCACTAATAATCTTGTTTATGCAGAACCTGTTTGCTTTGGTGTAAACCTACCACCATCATGGGGTGGTCAATATAGAACAAGACAAAATACTGTTGCTGGGTTTCCAGAACTTATAGGCAAGGAACTTGAGCAATATGTAATTAAACAACTAAGGAGGGGCATCTGATGGCAGCAATAGATTTAAACACAGTCAGATCAACAATAGAGGCTAGGTTAGCCACAGAGCTTGCTTCAAGCCCAGCAATACCTGTTGTTTTTAGTAATATGACCTTTGACTCAACAGCAGAAGATACTTTTGTTCAATGTATTACAAGCTTTGGTGCAAATGAATACCTGACTCAGGGAGATTCAAGTAGTGCATCAAATAATGTTGTTGGATTAGTTTTATTAAATATTTTCACAGAAGAGGGTATCGGGGCAGGGTCAAACTTTACAATTTGCAAGAGGCTTAGAGACTTATACAATAGAATTACTGTTTCTAATGTGATTTTTGATTCACCTATTGGGCCTGAGATACTTACTTCAAGTCCAGAGGGTAAATTTCAAACACAAATTAGGATCACTTTCAATATTTATGAGGACTTGTAATGGAAATTACTGAAAAAATGCTTGATGTTATTGAGGCTGTCAAAGGCAGAAGAGAGCCACAGTATTGGGATAACCAGTGCAGAAGGTATATGGAAAAACAAGAAGCTGAAGCAAAAGCTGTAAAAAATCCAAAAAAAGGTTAATATAATTATAAATATTTCTTTTTATTGTTATGGCTGCTGTAAAAGGTGATGTAGGGCAAGTCAAATTTGATGATGGCGGCTCTTCAGTTAACCCAGTATTAGGCACTAGAGAGTGGTCTATGTCTATTACCAAAGATACCCAAGAAACAACTGTTCAAGGTGACACTTTCAAATCTTTTGTTGGTGGACTTATTGAAGGTGAGGGATCTGCTGTTCTCCAATATGACAACGCTGCCTCTGGTGAGACTGCAACTTTTATGGACGGAGTTTTGACAACAGGTGACACCGCAACAGCATCTTTTGAGCTTTTTCCTGATAGTGCAAGCGGAACTAAAAAGATCAGCTTCAGTGGCCTTATAACAAACTTTGAGCAGGGTTCAGCTATAGGTGATGTCAGCACAATCAACATCACATTCAAGCCATCTGGCACTATTACATCAGCAATCTAAAAAAAGTAAAAATCTTCGCATTTATTTATGGCAACTGAAAGAACCGCAGACCTTATTCTTGGAGCTTTTCAAGATGAAATGGTCACAAGACGACAATTTGAGGTAAAAGATTCAAAAGGCAAAGTAGTTACTACTATTTACTTCAAACCTATTACAAGATATGCAAGAGTAAAAGCACAGCAATTAGCTGGCCCAAATGCTGATGCTTTAGTTGTATCAACTCAACTTCTTTGTCAAATGGCAGAAAAAGAAGATGGAAGTCCAGCTTTTGATATGTCAGATGCACCAATGTTGCAAAGACAACTTCCAGAGAAAGTTTTAAACGATCTTGAACTTTTCTTGAATGATATTCAGCTTGATATTGATACAGCAAAAAAAGAATAAAAGGGGAGGCTTGGCTTAGATTTGAGTTTTTCCTAGCAACAGAACTTGGTAAAACAGTGCAAGAACTCAGAATGAACATGACTGAGGCAGAGCTTATATATTGGGCTGGATATTATGAAATTAAACATGAAGAAGAAAAAAAGGCATTGCAACGACAAAAACGCAATTCAAGGTAATATAGAGTAAAGGTTTTTTTTTATTTGTGGCAGAGGCAGTCGTTAGATTAAGAGTTGATGCCAGCGGTGCGACAAGGGCCTTAAATGGTGTACAGAATCAAACAAACAAACTACAAAACTCATTTAATGGACTAAGAAATGCCATTGCTGCAACTGGTATTGTACTTATTGGCAGACAAGCGGTTAAGACATCAGCAAATTTTGAAAAACTTAAGGTCAGATTAGGTTTACTTACAAAAGAAAGTGGAAGTTTTGCAAAATCGCTTCAGATTGCTACAGATGCACAGAAAGCTTTTGGATTAAGTGCAACTGAGGCTCTTGAAGGTGTAACAGATATTACAGCAAGACTAGCTCCATTAAAAGTTGGTGTTGATGATATTAAAACTGTATTCTTTGGATTTAACACAGCCGCAAAATTAGCTGGGGCATCAAGTATAGAAGCCTCAAACGCATTTAGGCAACTAGCACAGGCTCTTGGCTCAGGAAGGCTTGCTGGTGATGAGTTTAGGAGTGTTTCAGAACAAGTGCCAACAATACTTGCTCCGATTGCTGAAGAACTTGGAGTTAGTATAGGAAAACTAAAAGAACTTGCAGCAAATGGAGAGCTGACAAGTGAAGTAGTACTTAGATCACTGGGAAGAATAGGAAATGAGGGAAGTGGATTCTTGAAAGAATTGTTGAGAAATGATCCAACACAAGTATTCAAAAACTTCAGTAATGCAACAGAAGATTTGTCTAGAGCATTTGGAGATCAATTAAGACCAGCAGTTGAAGAGGTAACAATATTGTTAACAAAATTAATTGATAAAACTACAGAATTTGTTAATTCACCAATAGGACAAACTGCATTGATATTTGCTGCTATAGCTACAGCTGCCAAAGGTGTTGCAGTGGCAATTCCTTTAGTGACTGCTGGTTTGATTAAATTAGCTGCGGCTGGAGGTGTTGCTACAGTCGCACTTAACGCATTGCCTTTTGTCGCAATAGTCACTCTTATTGGTGGATTTACGACTGCACTTATAAAAGCAAAGAGAGAACAAGATAATTTTAATAAAGCACTCAAAGAAGGTGATGAACAACTTTTAAAGAGTGAATTTAACAGACTATTTATTGAAAGGCAGAAACTTCTTAGGAGATTAGCCACTGCTCAAGAAAACAATAATAAGAGAGCAATCAATTCACTACAAAGACAGCTTCAACTTAATCAACAAGCAATAACTCCTATAAAAGAAAAACTAGACGAAGAAAGAAAAACAACAGCAGAAATAAAACGTCAAAATGAAGAGAAAAAGAAACAGGAAGAACAAATCAAAAAAAATAAAGAGGCTGCGGAAGAATTAAGAAAAAAATTTACTGAAATTGGTGAAGAGATTGAAGGTAGTATAAAAAATAACTTGAGAGAGGCTATTACTGGTGCGCAATCCTTTGGACAAGCAATGACAAATGTATTAAATCGCATAAGAGATAAAATCATTGATGCACAGTTAGACAAGCTTATAGGTGGATTTGGAGAGGCATTTGGTAAGGGTGCAAGCGGTGGAGAGAAAAAAGGATTAGGAGGTTTTCTTGGCGGTTTACTTGGCGGTCTTTTCAAAGCTAATGGTGGCCCTGTCAAAGCTGGTCAACCTTATATTGTTGGAGAACGTCAACCTGAGTTGTTTGTTCCAAGAAGTTCTGGAACCATTTTGCCATCTGTTCCCATGAGTGGTGGTGGAGATAGTGTTACAAATGTTATAACTGTGAATGTTGATGCAAACTCAAGTAATGTTTCTGGAAACAGTGCAGATGCAAACAATCTTGGTAATCAAATAGCGGCAGCGATACAATCAGAATTAATAAAACAAAAACGTGCTGGAGGTTTATTGGCATAATGGCTACCTTTCCATCAATCACTCCTCAGTATTCGACACAAGAAACTGTTAATCAAGATGCGTTACGGATAAAACTTGGTGATGGATATGAACAGCGTTTGGCTCAAGGATTGCCAGCAAATAAAAGATTAATTTCATTAAATTTAACTTTTAATGTTACTACTACTGACGCAGATACTATAGACACTTTTTTAGATGCAAGATTTGACGATCAAGAAAACTTTGATTTTACACCGCCACATCATTCATCAGCGTTAAAATTTATATGTACAAGAAGAACAAGGACAGCAATTTTAAGTAATAGAGTAGTGATGAATTTAACTTTTGAACAAGTAGCAGAACCATAATGGCAATACCAGTCTCCGAATTACAAAAACTTAATCCAAGTGCAAGGATTGAACTATTTGTTTTAGAACTTGTAGAGGGTTTGCATTATGCAACAGGTAATCCATCAAATGTGCCTACTGTTTACAGATTTCATGCTGGTTCAAACATGAACTCAAATGCAGAAATAATATGGCAAGGTAATTCCTATCAAAGAGTTCCTATTACTTTCACAGGTGCTGAGTTTACTGGAAAAGGTCAAGTCCCAAGACCAACGCTTAGTATTGCAAACTTAGGCGGTATCACAAGAAGTGGATCAGTGATAACTATGACTGATCTGTTGATAATTGTTAATTTAACAACGCCACATAATGATTTAGCAGATGCAAAATTAACCAGAATAACAACTCATGCCAGTGAACTTGACGCTTCCAATTTTCCTAGTAATACCAACCCATTTGGCACTCCATCATCAAATGAATTACCTCAAGAAATATTTTTTATAGATAGGAAATCAACTGAAACAAGAGAAATTATACAGTTTGAACTTGTTGGCGCATTAGATCAAGCAAATTTAAAATTACCAAAAAGACAAGTAACAAGAAAAGATTTTGCAGGGGTTGGGACATTTATAAATACATGACGAATTACTGTTGGAAAGAAGATGCAATAAATCATGCCAAAGAGTGTGACCCTAACGAATCATGTGGAATTGTTGGTGTTAAAGAAAATAAAGAAAAGTATTATCCTTGCAAAAATATTGCAGATGAATTAAAGGCAGAATCTTTTGTTATTGACCCTTTAGATTATGCAGAGGTAGAGGATTTTGTTGATAAAATTATTGGTATAGTTCATAGTCACCCACAAAATATTTTAGAGTTTTCAGAATCTGATAAATATAGTTGTAAATCAATAGATTTAATTTTTTATCTCGTTTCTCCAAAATCAGATAAAATAGCAGTAATCAGACCTGATGAAATAGATGCTTAAAAAAATAAAAGTTTATGGCACTTTAAGAAAGTTTTTAGGTCAAGCTGAGTTTGAAGTTGATTTAAATACACCTAGAGAAGCTATTAGTTTTTTAGTTTGTAATTTCAAAGGTATCGAAAAACATATGGCAGAGCAGATTTACACAATACAGGTCGGAACAAAAGTAATAACTGAAGATTTATTAAATTTAAATACAAAAGATGATATAAAAATTATTCCACTTGTACATGGTAATTTTATTGGAATTTTACTAGGTGCTGGTGCTTTGTTTGCTAAATCTGCTATACCAGCAAAAATTTTAGGTAGTACTCTTTTAAGTACAGTAGTTACGACTACGTTAGCGACTGTTGGTACAAGTATGATTGTTGATGGTGTAACAAGTATGTTGACTCCACAACAAAATAATCAATCTATAGCAAGTGGACAAAATAGTTTAGATCCAGCAGCTTTAGCCTCAAATTATTCATTTACAGGGCTAACAAATATTAGTAATGCAGGCGTTCCAGTCAATTTAGTATATGGAGAAATCTTGGTTGGCTCTATTGTGGTTTCTAATGGAGTTGATACAGTTCAAGTGGAGGGTAACAACTAATGTTAGCAGCAAGAGGTATAGGTGAAGTTGCAAAAGATTTAATAAATCCAGACTTGCCTAGTGGTGCATTATCTTCAAAACAATTTAATACTATTGTCGAACTACTGGGAGAAGGGGAAATTGAAGGATCAGCAACAGCATCAAAAGCTGGTATTACAGACAAGACATCAACCGCTTATTTTAATGCTTTCAAGAAGGATATTTTTTTAAATTCAACTCAAGTTTTACAAGAAGCTGCAAGCAATACAGCACCACAGGATAGTGATTTTAATTTTAAAGATTTAGGTTTTGACTTCAGATTAGGAACAGCAAATCAAACATTTATTGAAGGAGTTAAAAATATTGAAACAGAATTTGTTATTGGTACAACAGTGACAACATCACTCCCAGTAACTCATACTGTTAGTCAATCAAATATTAACGCTGTCAGGGTAACTTTAAGATTTCCTTCATTGCAACAGTTTGAAGATAATGGAGATATTAACGGAGTTTCAGTCAATTTATTAATTAAAACTATTGAAAATGATGGCACTACAACCACTGTTATAAATGACACAGTAGAAGGTAGGTCAACAAATGCGTATTTTAGAGATTATTTAGTCAAATTTAGCTCGACAACTTCTTTTCCAGTTGCTGTGAGAGTTGAAAGAGTAACAGCAGATAGTTCAGATGCAACTTTAGTAAATGCTTTTCAATTTCAACAAGCAACTAATATTATTTTTGAACAAAACGCATATCCTAATACCGCGCACGTTGCATTGAGGTTTAATGCTGAACAGTTCCCAAGAATACCAAAAAGAGTCTATAGGATTAGAGGTCGCAAGGTAAAAATCCCACATAATGCAACAGTTAACTTACAAACAGGTGCAATAACTTATGCAGGGACTTTTAATGGAACATTCAAAACAGATAAAGAGTGGACAACAGACCCAGCTTGGATTCTTTATGACTTGCTTATAGATACAAGGGCGGGCTGTGGTATTCCAGAATCAAACTTGGATAAATTTAGTTTTAAGACAGTAAGTGAATACTGTGGAGAATCAGTAGATGCTGGTAATGGTGATGGATCAACAGAACCTAGATTTAGCTGTAACGTGAACATAACTCAACAGCAAGAGGCATATACATTGATAAATTCTCTTTGTTCTGTGATGAGAGTAATGCCTTTTTATTCTGCTGGTGGCATTGAAATTTCTCAAGATGCACCAAAGTCGGCATCATATATCTTTACAAATGCAAATGTAACTGAGGCAGGGTTTATCTATGCTGGATCAAGTTTAAAAACAAGACACACAGTAATAAATGTTAGTTATTTTGATATGACCACACAGGAAATTGACATTGAAACTGTTGAAGCTGATTCTGCAACTCAGACAAAATATGGTGTAGTTATTAAAAATATCAAAGCTTTTGCGACAACAAGTAGAAATCAGGCAAGAAGATTAGGCCGTTGGTTTTTATATAATGAGCAAAATTCTGGTGAGACTTGTTCATTTGCGACAACTGCGGCTGCTGGCGCACTGGTACGCTGTGGTGATGTTATAGAAATATCTGACAGTTTAAAAGCTGGTGTAAGGCGTGGGGGTTTATTAAAAAGCGTTACTAATACAACAACAGTTGTTTTAGATGACTCAGCTAATACAGATATTCCTAGTCTTGGGGCTAATCCTACGATTTCTGTTATTTTGCCTGATGGAAGTTTAGAGCAAAAGACAATAAGTGGAATATCAGGAACCACTATCACTGTTTCCTCTGCCTTTAGTGCCGCACCAAATCAACACGCACCATTCATCTTAGAAACTTCAAGTTTAGAAACAACTACATGGCGAGTCATTGGTGTAAAAGAAAATGATGATAAAACTTTTACCATAACAGCTTTATCACACGATTCTGGTAAATATGCTTTTGTTGAAGATGGCACAGCTTTACCAACAAGAAATATAACAACGCTTACTGAGGTAAAAGATCCACCAGAGGGGTTATCAGCAACAGAAAAAATAGTAGTTATTAATGGTACTGCTGTTCCAAAAATTATTCTTGACTGGACACCGCAAGCTGGTGTATCAAGATACCAAGTTCAGTACAGAGCTAATAATGGTGATTTTAAAACTATTGAGAGTCCATCAAGTAATGTTGAAATATTCAATACTGACGTTGGTACTTATAACTTTAGGGTTTTTAGTTTCAATGCTTTAGGTCAACCATCAAGAACACCAGCAGAACTGACTTTTGAAGCTGTTGGTAAAACTGCACCACCAGCAAATATTACAGGCCTTACTTATGAACCATTAACAGATAAGCTTGCAAGGCTTAGATGGACACCACCAGCGGAGGCAGATGTGGTCGCAGGGGGAAAAATTTTTATACGGCACACACCAGACACCACAGGAAATGGTACTTTTTCAAATGCAACTGACCTTGTGACTGCTGTTGCTGGTAATACAAGTTCTGCGGAAATCCCAATATTGGCTGGTGAGGTGATTTTAAGGGCGCAAGATGATGGTGGGCGGTTTAGTACTGGAGAAACATCTGTAATTATTGACCCACCTGATCCATTGCCAGCTCTTATTACACAAACAAGACGCGAAGATCAAGACAATCCAAAATTTCAAGGCACAAAGGTAAGCACAGCTTTTGACAGTTCATCTAATTCTTTGACTTTAGCTGGTGTTGGTTTATTTGATACTATTACTGATTTTGACAATGAAACAAGTATTGACTTTGTTGGAGGTGTTGCCCCCTCTGGAACTTACGAATTTGGTGGTAGTGCTGGAGGTACTTTCCTAGATTTAGGGGGCGTATTTGCTTTAGATCTTAAAAGGCACATGAAGTCTCAAGCTATATTTCCAAATGATTTACTGGATAGTAGAGGTTTGATTGATAGTTTGCAAGATTTTGACGGTACAGACAGTGTAGATGTAAATGCAATTCTAGAAGTCAATGTAACTCAAGATGACCCCAGTTCTGGCTCTGCCACTTACGCTGGTTTTCAAACTTTTGCAAATGGAACTTACAAAGGAAGAGGATTCAAATTTAGAACTACTTTAACCTCAAATGATTCAGCCCAAACTATCCAGATTACAGAATTAGGATACACAGCAAGCTTGCAAAGAAGAACAGAATCAGGAACACAGACATCAAGCGGTTTGACTACTGTTTCTTTTGATTCTCCTTTCTTTGTCGGCACAAGTTCTCTTTTAGGTGCAAACACGCAGCTTCCATCAATAGGAATTACTGCAAGCGATTTACAGGCAGGGGACTTCTTCACTTTGTCTGACATCACCGCTTCATCATTTAAAGTCCAATTTAAAAACAGCTCTGGAGCTTCAGTTAATAGAAATTTTAATTTTACTGCTGTGGGGTTTGGTAAAGGTGGATAAAACGGATATACTAAAAACAATTACTCTTTTTTAAATGGCAAGAGTCGATAATACTGGTGGTTCTGGTTTTACAGTTGATAACGGAACTGGACTTGTTGTAAGAACAAAATTAAATCAAAT